GCCTCCTCCTCCGCCTCCGCCTCCCCCGCCGCCTCCGGCTGGTAAGGTGTTCACTCAAGATGAAGTGAACAAGATGATGGCGGAGCATAAGCGTACTCTACAACAGGAGAACGCTCAGCTTGTAAAGCAGCTTGAAGAGATTCGTTCAAATGCTAATTTGACGCAACAGCAGAAGGACGAGCTTGATGCTCGTATTACTACGTTGCAACAACAGCACTTGACGAAGGAGCAGCAACTTTCAGGTGAACTTGAGAAGGTTAGCAAGAAGTACAAGACTGAAACTGAAACCTTAGCCAATGAAGCTAAGAAGTGGCAGAGTCAGTTCCATACTACGCTTGCGACTCAGGCTCTCTTGGAAGGTGCTACAAAGCATCAGGCTGCTAAAGCCAGTCAGATTATCGCTATGTTCGGTCATAAAGTTAAGGTCGTTGAGGAAGTTGACGATCAAGGTCAGCCGACTGGTCGCTTCGTTCCAAAGCTCCCTATGACTGTTCTTGACCCTAAGACCAAGAAGCCTGTTGACGTTGAACTCGACGTTGTAGAGGCAATTGGTAAGTTGCGTGAAGATCCGGATTATTCTAATCTCTTTTTAGTGAACGGTGTACCTGGAATTGGTGGTTCTCCAAGTGCCAACGGCAATAACAAAGCCGGTGGCGGTCCTCCTCCTAGTGATCCTGCCGAGTATCGTGCTTGGCGGAAAAATCAAAAGTAAAAGGGTATTATGTTAAAGCTCAAGACTGTTACCTACTTCGACAACCAGATCGACCCGTACATTCCGGAGTGGTGGGCGAATGAGACGCTTGCTATTCTTGAAGAAAATATGGTTGCGGCTAGCCTTGTGAACCGCGACTTTGAGAAGTATTTCCAGAAGTTCGGTGACGTGGTTAACACCCGTCGTCCGCGTGAGTTCGAGGGTAAGCGTAAGGTGAAGGGTGACGCTGTCACCATTCAGGACGCGATCGCTGATAACGTCCAGGTTACGCTGGACCAGTGGTGCCACGTTACGTTCACCATCGACGATATCGAAGAGACGATGTCGATGAAGAAGCTTTCGGAAGAGTACGCTCGTCCGGCAGCTATCGCTTTGGCTCGTATGGTTGACCGGACGGTTCTCGGCCAGTATCCTCGATTCCTTCCTAACGTTGCTGGTAAGCTTAACGGCATTACCACCAGCAATGTTAAGGATTACATCATCGATCTCCGTCAGGTGATGGATGATAACAAGGCTTACGAGGCTGGTCGTAACCTGATTCTGAGCAGCAAGACTGAAGGTGATATGCTGCGTCCGGAATGGTTCACGTCTGCTGATAAGCGCGGTGACACCGAAGGTCTGCGTAATGCAACCATCGGTCACAAGTTGGGCTTTGACTTCTACAAAGACCTCAACATGGCTAACGTGGCTAACGGCAACACCGTTCGCTCGTTTGCTATCAATAACGCCGCGGGTTACAATGTTGGTGATACAGCTCTTACCGTTGACACCGGTACGGGCGAAATCACTGTTGGTACGTGGGTTGCTATCGACGGTATTCCTTACCAAGTTTCGGCTCGTACTGGTACTGCTCCGACCACGGCTATTACGCTTTCGTATGGCCTTGTTCGCGCTGTTGCCGACGATGCGACCGTGACTGTCTATACGCCGGGTGCTGTTAACCTGCTTGCAGGTTACGCGGCTGGTTGGTCTAAGGAAATCACTGTTGATGGTTTCACGGTGGCTCCGCGTGTTGGCCAGTTCGTTACCTTCGGTACGGATACGACCAACCGTTACACCATCATCGCTGTTAACGGTACTACGGGCATTACCCTTGACCGGGCACTGGCCGATGCTATTGTTAACGACGCTACGGTTAACATCGGTCCGGCTGGTGCTTACAACCTGTGCATTCACCGGGACGCGATCACACTCGCGATCCGCGGTCTTGCTCCGGTTAAGAGCGGTGCTGGTGCGCTTTCCAGCAGCGTTAGCATGAATGGTCTGGCAATGCGTAGCACCATTAGCTACGATGCCACGTATCAGAAGCATATGTGGACTCTGGACTTCCTTGCTGGTATCCAGGTTCTTGACACCGATCTTGGTGCAGTGCTTGTCGGCTAATCCTACTCAAAGCCAGGGAGCCGTTACTGGCTCCCTGGCCTTTTAGGGGCGAACACATGAGTACGATGATGCTTCGCCGCCTGCTTTACACTTTCAAAAGACAGTGGGGAGCCGAGTTCGATTATATTCAAATAATTCGAAGCGAAGTTGATGATCGAACTGGAAGGCGGCAAATTGACCGCAATGTACTCCACTTTCGTGGCGTACTACTGCCTTTGAATCAGCTTCGTAAGTTCATTCAAGATATCGGTTACCTAGCCGCGAATAAGAACTTCACCTATGGTGCTTTGAACGACTTTAATACGTTCAATATTCTTTTTGATATACACGATATGCCTCCTGAGTTCAATCCTGAACTTAACGGGTATATTACACACGGGCACAAACGATACGAGCGGGTATCTATTACCAGCTTCTATGACCAGGCTTATTTGTTGACCGTCCGTGGAGTTGAGGGTGCGAATCCCTATGCCGAAGTTCGGCAGCGGGCTTTCAATACCCTTCAAATTCAAGGGAGAGTCACTTATGAGCTTAACTAATTTAAAGCGGTGGATTAGTGCATCATACCGCAAACAGCTACGCAAGCTACTTAGCGGTGCATCGCTTTTTGTTGAAGGTGAAGATCGCCAGACTTCGTTAACACCTGACCACTATGAACTTCGTATTGATGGCCCTTACGTTAAGCCTAATGGTACTAAGGGCGAATATTGTGCTTACATTGAAGTGAATATTCTTTGTAATAGTACAAGAGATCAAGCCAATGTATACAAGAAAGAGAACTTGCAAGGTGTTGCGTCAGAAGCTTTAACTCGTGACTTCTGTATCTATAAAACAGGTAATGAAGAAAGCAATGAAGCTGATGACGGTTCACTAGTTGGACTTATGCAACTCATCCCACATGAAGCTATTAAAACTAGTGAGTTTGGGATGATTGATCCGAATACTGAAGTATATCAAAGCGTTGTTGAAGCTCACTATGAAATGTTCTTTTCCCTAAGGTAACCTATGGTAATTGACCTTAAGAATGCTGAGGTCTTTTTCGTTGACGGCAATATTATGACTGGTGCCGTCGACTTCATGACTGGTTATATGGAAGGTGCAACTTCAATTGTTGTGAACGGCATTACTGGGATTATTCCCGTAGGCTCGTTCATCACAATTGATGGCGTGCCGCTTTACGAAGTAACTTCGACCGTCGAAACGATGGGTAACACGACTACCATCAACTTCACACCTGGCTTGAGGGGTGCTGTTGCTGATGATGACGTTGTTACCGTCGATGGCCAATTCTTGCGTATCAAGGTTGGTGATGGCACCATCGCTTGGACGGAGAAGAAGCCTCGCGAATTCATTATGGATCGTGGCACTATTGACACGGTTCGTAATGCTGACGAAGAGCCGATGGATGTTAACTTCAGTCTTCAGTACAACGAAATTACCGCATCTACCGGTGATCCGCCGAGTCCTGAAGATGTTTTAAAGCGTGTTGGTGAGGCAGCGGCGTGGGTTACTTCTAATACGGAAGACCCTTGCGCTCCTTACTGTGTTGATATCTGGGTTGTCCACACTCCGCCGAACTGCGAAGCTGTAGAAATCGAGAAGGTCACGCTGCCGCGCTTTTACTATGAAGAGTTGGCTCACGACGTTAAGGCTGGTACCATTCAGTGTACTGGTCGTTGCCTTGCAACTGATGCAGTTGCTGTCCGTATTGCTCAATAATGAGGTTAGCTATGCCGCTTAAGATTGGTGGCCTTGAGATGAAAGGCCCGAAGGAAGTTCTTATTGTAATTCCTCGGGACGACCATGATATCCCCTTTAAGTTCATTGCCGTTAATGATGATTCGGAGTTTCATAAGATTTGCCCCGAACCTACGCCTCCAATGGCCATTAAGCCAGGCGAGGGTAAGGTGGCGAAGTATGATGATCCCGGTTACAAAGCGGCACTTGGCTTATATGCAGAGCAACGAGAATCTTGGTATGTTCTGAAGTCTCTTGAACCCAGTAAGATTGAATGGTTAACCATTAGAATGGATGACCCCAAATCTTGGGTCAATTGGCGTACAGAACTTAAAGAAGCTGGATTCTCCGTAATGGAAATCCAGCTTATCTATTCTAAGTTTCTTGAAGCTAACATGGTTACTGAGCAGATGCTAAGGCAGGCACGAGAACGTTTTTTAGCATCTCAGCAAGCGGACTTATCGACAAAACAGTGATCTCGGATTACCGAACTCACGAATTTGCGATATGGCACGCTTGCGAACGTTTTCATATCATCCCGCCTGGTTGTAAAGCTAGGTGGGATGATATGAATGCTTGGGAACAAGCGTCGTTGTTAGGTTACGATCAAATTCGTTCTCACGACGAAGCTAAGGAAAAATCTCGTCGAGGACTATTATGATTCTAACCATATCAGCGACTGTTGAAAAGTTCGATAAAGAACAGTATATGGCTGCGGTAAAGGCTGAAATCCGTAAAGTCTTTATGAAAGCGGGTCAAAAGTTTCTACTCGCAGCCATCCCTCGCATTCCTATCTGGACAGGAATGGCGAGAGGAGCTTTCAGAAACGCAGAAGACTTATTTGGTAAAGTTACAAACGATAAAACATCAGGCGTTCGAATTCGTACCACGCAAGGTCGAGGAACAGCTGGTCGCGGTGGTGGTGAGAAAATTACCAGCAAATATCGTCGTGGCTGGTACTATACTCCTCCCGGTGGTCAAAAGATCGAGCGTAGTCCACAATCAGGGCGACCGTTTGCAACGCCTACCGATAAGATTTTAGACATCACTGGTGGATCATTGGCTTCAGGTAAGACTACATTCTACTTTCGCTTTAAAGTAGACATTACTTACTTTGATAAATTTGACACAGAAAAATGGGGAGCGTTCAAAGCGGGTGGTGAAGCCTTTGTTGAATATGTAAATAAAAATTTAGAGCTTCCTGACCCGCTGAAATTCATGACGCGAAAGCAGGTTAAATAATGCCTACAATTGATATTCAAGCAGATACAAAGCAAGCTGCATCTGCTATGAATAGCTTGACTGCTCAATTAGGTGCAATTAAAGATCGTATTGAGCAAGTTACAAGTACAGTCAATACTTTCAATCGCGCTGGTAACCAAATCAGCTCAACGATTCAAGGTATGACTAAAGATGGCAAAGAATTTACTGCTACTTTTAAGCGATATGTAGATAGTAACGGTCAGTTTTTTACGGCTCTGAAAAACATTAAATTCAAAGATCAGCTTACAGACGTTGTAAGTAAAAGTATTGAATGGGAGGAAGTCTTAGGACGTATTAGCCGTGGGTTACAATACTTCGTAACTTATCGTGCTTTTAACTTTATCTCGAATCAGATTGAACAAGGTATTGCATCTGCTAAAGATTTTCAGGTTCAATTATCGTTAATCCGAACGATTTCGCAAGACGCTCAACAATCATTCTCTAAATTTGGTAGTGATGTTCGGGGTGTCTCGGATCGTTCAGGCATCGACATTAATCAAGTAGGTAAGGCTTTCTATGACACTATTAGTAATCAAGTTGCTCGCGGTGCTGATACAGCACCGTTTGTTGAGCAAGCTGCTAACCTAGCGCGTGTAACTGGAAGTGAGTTACCAGATTCTGTTAACTTGCTTTCATCTGCAATTAATGCCTATGGATTATCTGTAAGCGATGCTGAGCGACTTTCTGCAATCTTCTTCAAGACTATTGATGAAGGTCGTGTTGTCTCTAGTGAGCTTGCCAATACCTTCGGTCGTGTGGCAGTTCTTGGTTCTAACCTCGGCGTGTCTATCGAGGAATTGAACTCTGTAATTGCTATCACGACGCAGAAAGGTTTTAAGACTGCTGATGCCTTAACGCTTTTAACTAACTTACTTATTAAGTTAGAAAAGCCAACTGACGCAACGCAAGCATTCTTTGAAAGCTTAGGTGTTAATACCGGCGAAGCTGCAATTAAATTGCTAGGCTTCAATGGTGTTCTGCGTAAGATGGTTGAGGCTGTCAAGACTGGTCAAGTTGATGTTTCTGCGTTCTTCGACGAAATTCGTGGTCGTAAGCAGTTTGGTGTCTTTGAGCAATCTATTGACCAGATTGAACGTTTTGCAGGTAAGCTGAGTGATACGACTGGTGTTATTAAAACTTATAATGACGCTGTTGCAATCCGTGGTGAAAGCTCCGCAGACAAATTAGTTAAAGAATTTAATAAAGTCAGTAATATCTTTACTGTTGAATTCGGTCAACGTGTTTTAGAAATTACTGCTAATATGTTTGAGTTTGTTGGCGGAACTAAGGGTATTGAAAATGGATTAAGTGTTCTTGTTCCAGTAGCACAATCAGCTGCAATTGCCTTAGGTGCTTATACGGCAGCAGCTATTGCAGGTAAGATTGCAACATTCGGTTTTGCAGGATCGCTTAACACCTTAGGTAAAGCTTTACTATTTGCAGCACCTGCACTCGGTGTATTTGGTGGCTTAGCATTAGGCGACTCATTGCAAGAAATTTGGGGTTTGAAAGGTATAGAGGACGCATTCGGTAAAGTTGATCTTACAAAGCTTGATGCCACAGGAGAAGCTTTAGAAAGACTGAAGCGACAATTCCAGGGCTTTAATGAAGAAGCTAAGAAAGATACCTTTGCCAGTCTTAATACTCAATCGGAGAATCTTAACAAGACTTTCCGCGAGATTAGTGGAACTATCGCTAAGGCTACGATTGCCAATAAGAAGTTCCTCGATGAAGCCAAGGAAAATGCAAAGCGCGTCAATGAGTCTATTAAGATTGGGTTTGGAACTTATTCTGATGGTATTAAAAATGGTATCAAGGAAATTCGAAAGGGTGTAACTGAAGCTAACACGGAAATTGACAAATCAGCCAAGAAAATGCTTGGCTTCCGTGAAACTTTAGACAAGCTCTTATTCGATACTAAGTTCAAGTATGCTAATGAAGAATTCGGTGGTGAGTTTGGTGGTATTGGTGGGCAGAAAGATTTACTGCTGAAGAAGCAAGCAGAGAACTTAAAAGCTCGTGCGGCTCAACTCTTTGGAGTAGGTACTCCTGAAGCTGTTGATGAAGCTCGCCAACTCTTCGATGAAATTGCTAAGATTGAGAAGGATCGCTTTGAATTACAAACCGATCTTCAGAAGAAACAAGCAGAAGCTGCTGGTGCTACTGGTCTATTCTTGGTTGATACTTTACCTTTGGAGCAGAAACTTAATAAGCTTTTAGCTGAACGGACTGCTCTTGAAGAGAAGTACACCAATACTAAGAAAGCCCAGATTGTAGAGAATCAAGCTCTTGATAAGTCTGAAACTGAGCGGCTTAGGAAACTTGAGCAAGCTCTTCAGAGTTACGAGAAACTTGATATCTTTGATAAAGCAGGTTCTATTAAGTCTGAATTCCGAGGTCAAGGTGGTAAGTTTGCACCTGACAAGTTACAAAGCGAACTTGGTCGCTTAGAGAAAGATATTCGGGAAAGTGCGGGAACTCCCGAAGAACGTATCGCTATTGAGACTTTGCTTTGGTCTAAGCGTCAATCTTTGTTCAAAGAAGCTCAAGCTCAAGAGCGTGCAGATTATCTCAAGACTACTGAGCAACGCTTACTTGGTGAAGAGGAAGTCTATAAGAAACGTATTGAAGATATCAAGCGAGTTCGTCAAGAACAGCTTGCCTTCCAAAAGACAGCTTTTGAAGCTTTAGGCAACAAACCACAAGAGCTTGCTGGTTTTGCAGATAAAGCTATACGAGTTGGTGGTGTTTCTAATGAAGATCAGCTTGCAATTTATAATAAGATGGGTGCCTTTCAAGAGTCATTAAAGACACTCTTTAATGATAAGGCTGTTAAGGATGGCGTAGCCATCTTTAAGCCTGAAAATCTTGAAGCTGCACGCCAAGCCTATACTACAGCTGTAGATACAATCATAAAAGCTCGCGATAACGCTGGTAGACAAGCTGACCTTACGTTGCAAGATGCTAGTGGTCGTGCAATTACACCTGGTGGTGGGAAAGCAGCTTTTGATCTTCAAGTACAAGAGATAACTTCGAGTTGGATTAAGGTGATGGAAGGCATCACTCAAGAAAAGACAGGGGCTACGATCTTTGACCAGACTATTCGTCAGCCTTTCGAGCAACTTAAAGCTTCTGTTCCAGAATTAGCTAATGTAACTAAGTCTACAACAGAAGCAATGGGTCAAAGCTTCAAGGACTTAGCTGCTGGCGGTCTGGAAGATATGCGGAAACAACTTGAAGAAATCAACCGATTACTTCAGATGGGTGGGGTTGGGATTAACGCTGAGACTGCAAGTTACATGGCAACTGGTGGTGTAGTGGGAGCTTTCCCAGGTAAGCCACGCGGTCAGGACCGTTATCCAATTTGGGCTGCACGCGGTGAATATGTAGTTAATGCACAAAGCGCGGCAATGTTCAAGCCGATGCTAGATTCCATTAATTATCGTAGGACACCACGCTATATGGCTAATGGCGGTATCGTTGGAGGCGATACTAATATTGGCGATATCAATGTTAATGTTAGCGGCGGGAACAATGGTATTGCCACCGGCCGTACTATTGCTAGCACGCTGGAACGCGAATTACGCAGGCGTACTATTAATCTTAACAGAAGGTAAATATGTTCAACGACGCTTTGGATTTCAAGCAAGCCGCTAGCGTTACTATGGCTCGTAAGCGGCTTGTCGAACAGTGGCTTAAATTCACTGACCCTATCGTAGTTGAACACTATGATAAGGACGGTAATCTTAAGGGCAAGTACGATGCTCTTAATGAT